TATAAATTATTGCATGAAGGTATTTTGGCTTTGTCTCGGGCAGAACAACAAGGCATCCGGGTAGATGTTGACTTTGTTAAAAGTAAACAAAAACATTTAACAAGGAAAATAAATAGACTCGAGGAGTTGTTTATGGCAACAAATTTCTTTAAGCATTGGGAGCATGCAATGAAGGGGAAAGTCAATATTTATTCTCCAATTCAACTAAGTACTTTTCTTTATAAAGTAAAGAAATTAGAGCCTATAAAATTTACCAAAAATAGCACCGATGAAAACCCAATGGGTGCGACGGATGATGAGGCTTTAACACAATTAAACATTCCGGAACTCAATATGCTTTTGGAATGTAAGAAATTAAAACGATTGCGAGACAATAATTTGGGTGGTTTTCTCAGGGAACAGGTGAATGGATATATTCATCCTTTCTTTAATCTAAATTTAGCTATTACCTTTAGGTCCTGTGTATCTAAAGGGTCTTTAGTATTAGTGGTCAGAGATTTTATAGATCATCCTAATGGGATTCCTATAGAAAATGTGAAAAAAGGGGATTATGTTTATTGTTTTGATGATCAATTAAACCCATCAATTCAAAAGGTTTTATGGGCAGGAAAAACAGGACATAAGGAGGTAATAAGAATCCATTATTCAGTTAATGGTGGAGGAGGAAAGGGGTTTCTTGATGTAACCCCCGAACATAAAATAAGATTAATAGATGGATCATATGTTCAGGCTAAAAACTTAATTGGTGATTTAAGGGATGATAATGAAAATATACATTTACCAAAAATAAGGAGTTTAAACTGCCCAGCAACTTGTAAACGTATTAGTGATACCTTAAGATTTACAGGACACTTAAGATATGGAAGTGGTATTTTGGAACATCGTTTTATTTATTCTCAATTAGTAGGAGAATTAAAGGATGAGGAAATAATTCATCATAGAAATGGAAATCATTTTGACCATTCTCCTAAAAATTTAAGGAAAATGACTTTGAAAAAACATTCCAGTCTACATGGGAGTAATGTTTCCGATGAAATAAAACAAAATAGAATACAAACATTGGCAGACAATAGACATAAAATAGTTTATAAAAAAGGAATGGAAAATGTCAATTCCTTAGGTTTATCTAAATTTAAATGTTTATTAGAACTGGCAAGAGTATCAGGAAAAATAGTTAAAACCAAACATGATTTTGGAGTATTTAAAAAGTATTTAGATTTATATTTTATTAATGCCTGGGATATTCGATTACGGTATGATAAGAATGGAAAATATATTTGGAAGAAGGATTTACTGCAATTATCAGAATTAGGACGGGCTGAAGTATCTAAAAAAATAGGTCATAATTATTATAAATTAATTAAACTATATAAACAATATGGTTTAGATATTAAAAGAAAATGGGGAAATCAATTTAGTCCATTCAAACCTGGGAATCATAATATTACCAAGATTGAATGGATTAATAAAATTGTGGATGTTTATGATATTGAGGTAGAAAATTATCATAACTTTTTTGCCAATGAAATTTGTGTACATAATTCATCCGACAGCCCGAACTTTCAAAACATTCCGATTCGTGATGAAGAATCAATGCAGGCATGTAGACGTGCATTATTTCCTCGTCCAGGACATCAAATACTGGAGGCTGACTTCAAGGGGATTGAGGTTGGCATTTCAGCATGCTACAACAAGGATCCTCAATTAATAAAATACGTATCCGACCCATCTACGGATATGCATCGGGATATGGCAATGCAAATATTTTTTATCAACGAATTTAATAAGGCTGATAAATCTCATGATAAACTAAGAAAGGCAGCAAAGAATGGATTTGTTTTTCCTGAATTTTACGGAAGTTGGTATAAAAATTGTGCAGGAAATCTTGCTTGCACGTGGGGCAAACTTGATAAAGGGAAATGGTCGAAAGGGCAAGGAATTACTTTTGAGGATAATTTTTTGTCAAACCATTTAATTACGAATAAAATTCAATCATTTGACAGATTTACCGACCATCTGAAAGTAATTGAAAATGATTTTTGGACAAATAGATTTCCAGTTTATGCGGAATGGAAGGACATTTGGTTTGCTAAATATCAAAAGCGGGGATTTGTAGATTTATATACAGGATTTAGATGTGGCGGTGTTATGAGTAAGAATGATGCCACTAATTATCCGATTCAAGGATCTGCCTTTCATTGTCTTCTGTGGTCATTTATTCAAATGGATAAATGGTTGATTGCAAATAAAATGGACACTAAGCTAATTGGACAGATTCATGATAGTATGATCCTAGATGTACACCCTGATGAACGTACCGCGGTAGTTGAAAAAATAAAACAAATTACGTGCAAAGATTTATCAAATCATTGGGCTTGGATTATAGTACCATTAAATGTTGACCTTGATATTGCTCCAGTTGATGGAAGCTGGGCAGAAAAAGAACCATATAAATTAATAGCTTAAAATTATGAGAACAGAACAAGAAATTAAGGAATACATTGATGAAACAAAGGAAAATAATGAAATGCTTAAGGAATCAATTGAGAATGATAAATTAAGGATTATTAAAAATAATGCGGAAATAAATGCATTGGAATGGTCTTTGCAAACAAAAGCAGAAATACCAGCCAGACCAGCCTCCAATAAAAAGCAACCTAAAAAGAACTCTATCATTAATATTGGTGATTCTGTTTTGGTTTTAAATGAAAATTACGAAACTACAATTATTAATAAAGTTCGTAATGAAATCAGCGCGGATGGTTTTGATTATTTTTATAAGGATTGTTTAGGAGAAACAGATTCCACAAACATCAATAACCTCGAAAAATTATGAGCCTTTACAATAAAATACGTCCCATAACCTTAGAACAAGTAAAAGGAAATGAAGAGGTGAAAACATCTTTGACTACTATTTTAAATAAGTCAAATCCTCCTCACACCTTTCTTTTTCACGGACCTACGGGGTGTGGTAAAACTACAATTGGGCGAATTGTTTTAAATATGCTGGGTTGTGTTAGTTCTGATTTACGGGAAATCAATTCTTCGGATATGCGAGGTATTGACACAATAAGGGATATATCTCGAAATAGTGGATTTAAACCGATTGAAGGCAAGGCACGAGGATGGTTAATTGATGAGGCACATAAAATGACTAACGACGCCCAGAACGCCTTCCTTAAGCCTACAGAAGACCCTCCCGCTCATGTTTTCTATGTACTTTGTACAACGGATTTTAATAAATTAATTCCGACGTTGCGAGGACGCTGTCAAACGTATCAATTAAAACCTCTTTCCGATAATCAAATGATGAGGTTGCTCAGGGAGACGGTTAAAAATGAAAATGAAGTAATAGACCGAGCCGTTTATGATCAAATAATCCAAGACAGCCTAGGACATCCTCGTAATGCTATTCAAATATTGGAACAAGTATTAAGTTGTCCTAACGAAATGCGGCTTTCTACGGCAAGGAAAACAGCCGAGGAACAAAGTCAAGCAATTGAGTTATGCCGTGCATTGCTTAACTCAAATAGTTGGAAACAAATTTCAACTATTTTAAACGGACTGAAAGACCAAGAACCCGAAGGGATCCGACGTTGTGTTCTTGGTTATTGCCAGGCTGTACTACTTAAAGGAGATAATGAACGATGTGGGTTAATACTTGAGGAATTTATGAATCCTTTCTATGATAGTGGATTTCCACAACTTGTCTATGCCTGTTATTCAATAATTAAAAACTAAAAATATGAACAAACAACAATTAATCCATTTATTAGATCAAATTCCAGATAATTTGGAAGTTAGAATACAAAATGCCTGTATAATTGATGATGAATTTTGCCCAACCTTTGAAGTCACCTCAATTGGTAAATTATCAGATGCGGAAAATCTCAGCGATTCAGAAAAAGAAATGATGATCAAGGATGAGGAAGATTGTGTTATTATTGAATTTAGTAATGAAAATTATTTGGCAGATTGTTATAATATAGGAAAAGGTTGTAATTGTATCTATCCAACAGAAGGTACGGAAATGATTGCAAAGGAACGTTTTGAACAATTGAAAAAACATAAATTTACAATTGAACATGACCAAAAGAAATTGGAACAAGGAGACTTGATGCGGTTGGCAGATTATATTATTTTTGCCAATGAAGATCGTTTGCCTAAAAATTTTGATCCTACTTTTATAAAACAAATTTTCATGAAGTCTCGTGAGGAACAACTGGCAGTGGCTGGAGCTTGTATTGCTGCGGAAATTGATTATCGATTGTATAAAATTAGTCAAACAACAGGGGTATAATGGAAAAAGAAAAAAATATAATTAATTACGAAAAGGATATTTCCATCGATGAAGAGGCATTGGATATTGAATGGTTAGAACAACCCCGCTTAATGATGCGGTATTCTAAACATTTAGCTCAAACACGTATGGAATTTGATGAATTGAAACAAGCCTTGGAAATAACGAAGGCGGAGATAGATCAAAGAATCCGAAAAAGTCCAGATAAATACAAACTGGATAAGGTGACGGATAAGGCAATCGAAAGCATTACCATTACCACCGTTGAGTATAAACAGGCGTTTCAGGAATATTTGGATGCAAAATATGAATTTGATATGGCAATGGGTGCCGTTAAAGCTTTTGAACAAAGAAAGGAGGCATTAGAAAATTTAGTACGATTACACGGACAACAATATTTTGCAGGACCTAAAGTTCCTCGAGATATTCAGTGGGAACGTGAGAAGAAAACAAAAAGAACGAATGCAGGAATAGCAAATAAATTGAGACGTAATAAATAATTAATCACTAATTTAATTTACATGAAAACAACAAAAAAGAAAAGTAATTTTAGGGGCAGAGTGGCAACAAACGCCAAAAAGAAACCAAACAGAAAAGGTGGAAGCAAGTATTTGACACTTCCCGAAGGTGTTAGTTTGCTAAGTTTTGATGAATCGGTAAGAAAAGTTAAAATGGATTTTATGGCGTACGAAGTGACGGATAAAAATCATCCTGACCATGAAGAGGCTACCGTAGGTTCATTGTGGTACCGTCGTCCTTTTTTACTGCATAAGAATATCGGTGCGGACAATCAAAAATATGTTTGCAGAAAATCAATTGGTGGTAAATGCCCAATCTGTGAATTTCAAAAGGAATTATTTGATACAGATAAAGAGGCTGCAATTAAATTATACCCGCAACAAAGATACCTGTATGCTCCTGTTCCACTAGATTCTAAAAAACATGATCAAATTCCATATGTATGGGATCAGGCGGAATCTCTGTTTCAGGATTGTTTGGATACGGAATTGGATGAAAATGATGAAAATGAAATCTTCCCAGATCCTGAGGAAGGACTTACACTTGCATTAACTTTAAAATGGAAAACAATCGGAGACAAAGGTACTCCATTTCCTGAAACCCGTGCAATTAAATTTGAGGAACGTGAAAACAGCTACGATGAAGACTTTTTGGAAACTGTGCCTAATCTTGATGAATGCTTAAATATTTTATCTTACGAAGATTTGAAAACGGCATTTTTTGAATTAAATGAAGACACGGACGAGGATGATAATGATGATGAGGACGACGAAAAACCCCGCAAAAAAACAACATCAAAAGCTCCGTTGAAAAAACGCCCTATTGAAGACGAAGAGGAAGAGGACGAAGAGGAAGAGGAAGAAAAGCCTGTACGTAAATCAACAACCACAGCTAAAAAGCCAATAAAAAAGGGACCTGTTGAAGACGAAGAGGACGAAGAGGAGGAGGATGAAGACGAAAAACCGCCTGTTAAATTAACTAAATTGACAAAAAACGTAGATGAGGAAGACCGCTGTGTTGCTTGCGAAGGCTCAGGTAAGGATTCCCGAGGTAGAGAATGTCCAATTTGTAAAGGTACAGGGCTGAAACCAAAAAAGAAAACATCCCGTAAAATTGATGAGGAAGACGAGGAAGAAGAAACAAAGCCTGTAAAAAAAGGAACAATGACTCGTAACACAAAAACGGCTGGCAAATCGGATGGAAAGAATAAATGCCCGCACGGATATAAATTTGGTGTAGATACTGACAAGAAAAAAGAATGTGATGCCTGCGACATTTGGAACGATTGCATTGATGAAAAAGAAATTAAATAATGAAAAATAAAAAAATTCTAGCCATTAAGAAGGACCGGGATTGTAAACTCATGGGGGCTTCAATGCCTTCATGTGTTCACAGTTATTTAAGCTTATACGGCACTGCAAAGGATGTGACCAAATCAACCGTACTAAAGCCGTTGATACAAAATTGGTACAATCAACAAAAGCAGGTAGAATCTGAGGATATGTTGGTAAAGGCTATTATTAACAGAATTAAAAACCAACGTAAAATTGAAAAAGCAAACAATCCAAACATGGATATTATTGTATTCAAAGATTCTGTTAAAACGGAATTACAGGGTAAGGGTGTTTTGGATAAATATATTGTTCAAATACTGGAGGAAATAAAATGATACGAAGTAAACCAGTTGAATCACTTTCTAAGCAAATGAAACGAAAGGCAAAAAAGCCGATCATTAAGGAAAAAAAATTAGAAGGTGATTTTACCTATATTATCTCCACGGGTAGCACTCTTTTAAACCTTGCTATTTCAGCAAATAGAATAAGAGGAGGTGGACTTTGTGGGGGCGTTTTTGTAGAAATAGCGGGGCCTTCACAAAGTGGAAAAACTGCATTACTTTGTGAAATAGCGGGGGAAATAGAAAGACAGGGAGGAGATAGACAATTTCATGATCCAGAGGCTCGAATAGATAAGGAATTTGCCTCATTATTTGGAATGAATATTGAAGGTAAAAACTATTATCGTCCTGATACCGTTACCGAGTTATTTAAAAATATTCGTGCATGGGAGCCTTTCGATCATTCTAAAAATAGAGGGATTCATGGAATATTCGGGGATTCACTTGCAGCACTTTCCACGGAATTAGAAATGGATAATGATGATGGAGATAAGATGGGGATGCGCCGTCCAAAGGAGTTTTCCGAACAATTACGAAAAACCTGCCGAATGATTAAAAAGAATAATTATTTAATGGTTTGTAGTAATCAAGTGCGGACGAATGTAGATGCAGGTAAATACGGTAAAAAATTTAGTGCATCAGGCGGATTAGCTATATCTTTTTACGCCTCGGTCAGAATTAATTTTTCCAGCCCTGAAAAAATATATAAGGTAATTAAAGTTGCGGGGAAGGAAAAAAAGAAAGTAATAGGTATTGAGGTAGATTTGGAAGTAATTAAAACCGTAGATGACCCATACCGTAAAGCTAAAATTTATATTATTTACGGTTATGGTATTGATGATATACGAGGAAATCTTCAATACATTAAGGATAATACCAAAAATACTACATTTACTGTAGGTGGTGTTAGTGTTGGACAATCAATGGAGGAGGCAATTGCTTTTGTGGAAAATAATGATTTGGTGAATGAATTAAAGGAAGAAGTAATTGATTTGTGGGAATATATTGATTCTAAATTTAAGGTAGAACGTAAACCAAAACGATAATGAGTTTTTCTACGTTAGAACTACAATGGAAGGAGATATTGATGCGGCTACACATTTAACACACAAAGAAAATCTTACTAAATTATTGCAGCAATACAATCAAGCCTTATTAATACTTACATCATGATTAGAGACAAAAAAAATATAAATACCATTGAAGATGTTGCAAAACAATTTTCCTCATTTAAGGATATTACCATTTCTAAATTCCATGAAAAAATAGTTAAAAAATCTGAAAGTACAATACTAGCAATGGATCCTTCCATGACTGCATTTGGATGGGCTTTGATTTCATATACTGGTGTTATTTTAAAATATGGCTGTATTAAAACCAAGAAATGTGATAAAAAATTGAGGATTCGTGTTGCCGATGATAATACTTACAGAATTTCCCAAGTAAACAAAATTTTATTGGAAGTAATCGAGGAGAATAATGTTACTTATTTTGTTTCGGAATTACAACACGGAAGTCAATCTGCCGTGGCTGCAAAATGGCAAGGAGCAGTGACGGCAATAGTACAGACGTTAGCCGATGCAAAAAACATCGGTGTTGAATGGTATTCAGAAAGTGATAGCAAACTATGCCTACTGGGGAAACGGGCTGCGGAAAAACAGGAAACCGTGGATGCTATTTATCGTAAATTCAGACCGCCACTAATTGGTTCTAACAAAGGAAAACAAACAAGAAGACGGGAAGCACCATGGAGCGGGGTGAAAGCAGATGATCAGGCGCTGGCGGATGCATTATCAGTATATTACACAGCCACCAAACAAAGTAATGTATTAAAACTTTTAAAAACTACATAATTTTATTATTCACTTAAATTTTAATTATCATGCTAAATTTAATTTTATTAATCGTTTCAATGTTCATATTTTTCGGATATGAATGGTACTGTTTTAAAACAATGGGAATTTTATCATCTATCTCCGAAAGTTATTACCATTTACCTGAAAACAGACAATGGGTATTTACACTTGTTACCTGGGGTTATGCTATACCTTTGATGATTGTAGGTTCAACAGGTCTAATGTTTTTTGCAGGGGCTTTTATCTGTTTTGTCGGGGCTGCACCCGGCTTTAAAACAGTTACGGATGACATGGAAAACAAAGTTCATGTAATTGGAGCAACAGGAGGAATTATTCTTGGTATGGCTGCAATTTGGTTTAATTTACATTTATGGCCGATTTCGGTTATTATGATTTTATTTACTGTGTATGCCACAAGTAAGTGGAATAAAATACCGTATCATACCAATGCCATTGAAAATCTTGCTTATTTTTTAATTGTGCTTTCTTTATTTATTTCGAGGGTGTTTTAATTTAGTATTAATCTTAAATTTTTAAAAGTATGAAAAAAATGTTGATTTTATTTATAATGATGTTGTTTATTGGAGTTTCTTTACAGGCAAATACAAAAAAGTTAAACCCAGAACAACCTCCGCCTCCACCAAGATTTCAAAAAATTATTAACAACCCTAAAATTAATGTTAATAAAAATTTTGTAATTCCGATAAATCGATTATTAGCCCCAACGCCTCATGAGGCTGGAGGAAAACATTTTTGTTAAATGATTGAAAGGCTTATTTTACAAAACGTTCAGAGTCATAAAAATTCTGAATTTACATTTCACAAAGGGGTCAACGTGATTGTTGGCCCCACTGATGGTGGGAAATCGGCTGTTATTCGTGCATTAAAAAAACTGATTCAAAACCGCCCGCTTGGTAGTGAAATGCGGTCATGGTGGAAAAATAGTGAAATGTTTATACAGGCATACACGGATGATAATTATACAATAACGTACACGGATGACGGACGAGAAAAACAATACGATTTAAATGAACTAACATTTAAAGCTTTTGGTACTTCTGTGCCCGAAGAAATACAACAAGCCTTAAACATATCTGAAATAAACCTTCAATCTCAATTAGATTCCCATTTCCTACTTAGTCAATCGGCAGGTGAAGTAGCACAACATTTTAACAGAATTGCACATCTTGATAAAATTGATACAGGCTTACAAAACATACAACGTTGGATACGGGAAATTTCTGCCAATATTTCTTACAAGACGGAACAACTGAAACAACAAGAAACGGAACTTTCTAAATTCAACTATTTAGAACGGTTTGAAATCGAGGTAGAGGTGCTGGAAGAAATGGAACGTAAACGATTAATTAAACAACAAAAACAATTGAAATTAAAAAGTTTGATTTCACAACTGCAAAAAATTGATTTGGAATTAGAGGAATATTCAGAAATACTAAAGGCGGATTTTATTTTAACAGACGTATTGAAAAAAACGGAAGAAAAAAAGCAATTAAATAAGAATTTCAGAGAATTAAATTTATTGGTAAATGATATTAAGGCAACAAATACGGAAATAGAAGAAACTAGAAACCTGCTTTCTTTGGATGGTAAAATAACGAAGATTCAAAAACTGATACAAACTAAAGAAAATATACAGACAAAAAAAGTTAGGCTGGAGCAGGCTCTGAAATCAATTAATAGTATTAATAAAAAATTAGAAGATTCCAATGTATTGTGGATTGTAACAAAAAAAGAGTTTGAAGCAAATATGGGAAACACTTGTATTTTATGTGGAACTAAACTAAAATAATATGGAAAAGAAATTTAATGATAGATTTAAAATAGAGGTTTGTTGTAATTTTTGTAAAAAAGGTAAAGATATATTATTTGTATTAATACCAACTATTGGTTTTGTCCGCCTTTATAATGAATATACTATAACATTCTTCTGGTTGTTTTTTGATTTTGCCATTGAAATTAATTTAAAATGAAAGAGTATATAAAGAAAAAACAATTAAAAATAAGGAAGCTTGGTGTATTGGTATTTTAATGAATGATAAATCTTATGCAATGTTAGAAGGACCGTTTTTCAAAGAATCAGAGGCTTTGGAAACTATTTCAGAAAACGGATCAAAAATATTTTATTTTGGTTCTTCAAATGATTATGAAGGTGAAATTGCTTGGCGATGGCATAATGATCGATGGATTAAACGATAAAAAATGATCCGAACGAAACAAATAAAGAAGGCTGATTTAATATTAACAGCGGACTGGCATTTACGGGAAACAATTCCTATATGCCGAATTGATGATTATCCTACTACACAATGGACGAAGGTTGATTTTATTTCTGAACTTCAAAGAAAACACAATTGTCCAGTTATTCATGCTGGAGATTTATACGACTATTGGAAGCCTAGTCCTGCCCTATTATCTGATACAATTAAACATTTACCTGATCAATTTTACACAGTATACGGGAATCATGATCTTCCACAACATAGTATGGAACTGGCTCATAAGTGTGGGATTTATACATTATATGCCGCTAATGCAATTCATCCTCAATGCCGGACAGATATTGAGTTTTTATCTTGGAATGAAAAACCAAAAAGTAAAACTGCAAATATTTTAGTTTGGCATATTTTTACTTGGACAAATAGAGAGCCTTTTCCCGGATGTAGTGATCTTACCGCCACCTGCTTGCTTCGTAAATATCCTCAATTTGATTTAATTGTAACGGGAGATAACCATAAACCATTTACATCAGAATATAAAGGAAGACTACTTGTAAACCCAGGGTCTATGATGCGGATGGATGCAGATCAAATTAATCACCGTCCTCGTGTTTACCTTTGGCATTCGGAAACAAATACGGTTGAACCTGTATTTATTCCAATTGAAAAGAATGTGATCAGCCGTGAACATTTAGAATTAAAGGAAAGGCAAAACAATAGGATAGAAGCTTTCGTAGGTAAATTAAATGATGATTGGCAGGTAAAAGCTTCATTCGAAGATAATTTAAAACAATTTGAAAGTACTAACAAAATACATAAATCTGTAATGGATTTAGTATATAAATCGATAGAATAATGACGGAATCAGAACTTTTAAAACTAAAGAAAAAAGTTGATGAGGCTAAACAAACCTCTGCAGAATTGAAAGGACACCAAACAGCCCTATTTAAACAATTAAAAGAGGATTGGGACTGTACTACTATTGAGGAGGCTGAACAACGAATTAAAACAATGTCCAAGGAGGTTGATAAACTGACGGAGCAGATTGAAACGGGAATGGAAGAACTTGAAACATACGAGGTATGAAAATAAATATAAAATTTATTTGGTATGATTTGTGGTTAGGATTATTTATTGACAAGAAAAAAGCAATAATTTATATTTGCTTAATTCCAACAATTGCTATAATTATTAAAAAGAAAAAGAAATGAAAAACAAATGGAAACCACCACGAGATAGTAAAGGTTGTTTACAAATAGCTATCATAATTGGTTTATTTTTACTCTTAATACTAGTTGGATTATGAAAATAAATATTCAATTTATTTATGATGATAAAAGGCATCTTATTTGTTACCCTTATTCTGTTTGGAATTTGCATAAAATGGCAAAACAACTTGATATAAATCCTTGTTGGTTTCATAAAACACATTATGATATTCCGAAGAAAAGAATTGAGGAAATTCTCGTAACTTCCACACGTAATATAATACTAATTAAAAATGGATGTAAAATTTTATAGGAATCGTTTAGAGCAACGAAAAGGACAACAATTACAACTTTCTAATTCCATTGAAACCTTACAATCTGAAATTTCAACGAAGGAAAAAGAATTGCAATTGCACGAAAAAGCACGGGAAGTAATAAAGGAAGTTGGTCTGAAAACACAAAAGGAATTGCAGTTTCATATTTCAAATATTACATCCATGGCTTTGTCCTCTGTGTTTGATCAACCTTATGAATTATCTGTAGAATTTGTTCAACGAAGGAATAAAACGGAATGTGATTTATTTTTTGAACGTGACGGATTTAAATGTGAACCAAAGAATGCAAGCGGAGGTGGAGCGGTAGATGTAGCCGCCTTTGCCCTTCGCATTGCATCATGGTCGATGCAAACCCCTCATTCCCGTAATGTAATGATCCTTGACGAACCTTTTAAACATCTGAAAGGAGAGCAGGCAAATTTACGGGTGTTGGATATGATAAATGAAATTTCTAGGCGTTTGAATATTCAAATTATAATGGTGTCGGACGAGCGTATTAGTAGGGAAGACATAGAGGAAAAAGCGGATAAAGTTTTTGAAGTAAATATAAAGCGGGGAATTAGTCGTTTAATTTAAATTTATTAAAATGGAAAAGAAAACGTTTAAAAGAATATTAGTTGCGATAAATATGTAAATTTTTAACCTAATAACTTAAAACAATTAAAATTATGAAAATTGAAAACACTAGGGTTTATGGCTTTGAGTCGGCAATACACGGATTAAGAAACCCAATGAATAGTTGGGATAAAAGTGATTCAGGTTTTGAAAGGTACGATATTACTACATTTGATGACAATGTACGTAAGTATCTACAAGAATTTAAAATCGGTCCTAATGATAATGAACTGGCTAAAAAGCTTATTAAATTAGGTTCGGAACAACGTAAATTTTTACGTTTAATCCATGTACAATGTTTTATAACTATTCCCCGCTATATTTGGCAGGAATTAGATACATTTAAAGTTGCCACCGTCCGTATGTCTTGCAGTACTATGCATAAATTAGGTATGACGGATTTAACACGTGAGGATTTTCAGGATGATGCTGTTTTACCAGAAACCTTGAAAATGTTAAATGATATAGGACGGGAGCACAGATATACAAAAAATGTTGAATTATTACGACAAATGAAGCAAATACTCCCTGAAGGATTCTTGCAATCTGCCGATTATGATATGTCTTACGAAACAGCCAGAGCTATGTATCATCAACGTAAAAACCATCGTATGACGGAGTGGTCAGGTAAAGGAGGAATATGTGAATGGATACAGAGTTTACCAATGATGAAGGAGTGGTTATGATTTGGACTGAACAAATGTTTTTAAATAATCTCTGGCGAGATTTTACAAATACTGAGGAAGTAGATTATAAAGTAAATTTTATGCCTACGCTTGCCTCTCTGCAATCTTCGGAATGGTCTGAGGAGTTTGATCAACTTGCAAAAAATAAAATGGTACAGGCTTCGTTTCGATATGGTTTATTTAAGGATGACAATACATATGATTTCGTAGAAGCCATGAAACATAAAATTGTATTATATGAAAAAACACATAACCTGGAATTAATGGTTGATGTGAGGAATTATGCGATGCTAGAATTTAAGAAACCGAAATATTCTGATGCCTGGTATTGGGTGGAAGATGACGTTGAACATGCTCCAATTAAAAAATAAAAAATATGAAAGACATTAGAAAGTTTTTAGGAAAATTAACTGATTTGGAATTTAGATATATGAGGATTCAAATATCTATGGCTAACGACGCCCGAAATTTAGTATTTAAATATCATTTAACAAAGGAACAATTTTGTGAAATAATGCGAATTAATCTTAAAGATTATAATAAATATCTCACAGGAGGTTTTGATTATGATGTAATCAAAATGGCTTTAATGCAGGCTGCCTTTTATAATTTAGAAACGGAAAGGATTAAAAAAGAAACGGAACAAAAAGTAACTAATATTATTACTTCAAATGACGCAGGAAACGATTCAATTTAAAATACTATCTGAAATTAAGCTTAGAAGCATTCAGATAGAAACCCCCGTAACCACTGATCATTATATTCCGCTCCGTATATTTGAACAATATGTAAATATGATATACGGAGCGGGGTTTGATGCTGGTAAACAATTTGAAATTAATAGAACTTGTTCAGGAATTGCCGTTGCTCAAATTGATATAAATGGAAATGAATTTAAATATCCCAGTATCAGTATTGCGGCGAAGGATAAAAAAGTATCCCGAACATCTTTAACTAAAGCCATTAAAAGGAACGGAAAGTGTGCTGGATACTATTGGAAGTTTACAGAAAAACAAAGCCCCGACGTTTAACGGGGCTTTTCTTATTATTTAAATCGAATAGGTATTCCGAGTTTAACAATATAAAAATTTAAATTTCCATAACGTTGATACTGCAATCCATATATTGTATTCGTTTTGGAAATTATGTCTAAAAAACCTCCATATAAAAAAGCTTTATCATTTCCTCCAATTGACACACCCACATACCAACCGTTTTTAGGAACAGGAACGGGACGATCTACAATTTTTGGGACGTATACCGTTACAGTTTTAACGATCTCAGTTGAAATAGGAGTATAATACTTATTCAATGATAATAATTGCCCCTTAAGGCGGAAAACGATGTGGAAATTGATTTCTTTATTTACTATACTGTCTGAATAATTTTTAATCGAAGTATCCGAAGGATTTACGACAGGTTTTGGAAGTGTTGAAGGTGTATATACTATTTTACCTTTCAATCTCAC